TAAAACGTAATAATGAGGAAACTAACGTGAAAAAAGATGTAATTATTGAAAAACAAGACGTAGTACAAGTAGCACTAGACGTTGCTACATCAGAACTGAATCCACAAGGTGAAGGTTCATTCGCAAAGATCCAATTCGGTGATGGATCTGTACAGAATTTAGATAACTTCTCTGCAAAGAGAATCGCAGCATGTTATGGTCAGTTGGATGATACACATAAGCAACAGTTCCAATACATGTTGAACAAAGATGCTTCTACATATCAGTCTGCACTTGATTTCGCTATCAGAAACGTGTAAGACTAGGAGCAATGTCTGAGATAAACACAGCAATACTAGAAAGATTAGAAAAAGTAGTTGACACACTTCAAGAAAACTCTATGAAGATGGGTCAACTTCTTGCTGTGCATAATGAGAAGTTAGACAAACAAGATAGAATAGACGAAGTTCTATTTGAAAAATTAGATAGACTTTCTGCTGATCTTAACAGAGAAACATTGTCTATTAAGAAAGGATGTGAGAGGGATATAAGGTTAGTTGATGATAGACTCCGTGTAATGGAGAAGAAGATGTGGACGATAGCAGGAGCGTTGACTGTGATATCGTTCATAGTCAGTCCTATAGGACAAAAAGTGCTCAAAGGCATGGTTGTAAACCAAAGCTTGACAGAATCAATATCCACCCCTATAATGAGATCATTGGATTAATCATTATGAATGTCGTATATCGACGATAAGTACATAAACTTAATATCTCCTCGCCTATCTCTCTTTACTCGCAAGAAAGCAGGACTCTATAACTTTAGATGCCCTTATTGCGGAGACAGTAAAAAGAGAAAGAACAAAGCGAGGGGATATTTTTTTAAGATAAAAGCAGATTACGTATACAAATGCCACAACTGTGGTGTTGGTAGAACTTTGTCTAATTTTTTAAAGGATCAAGACATATTATTACATGATCAATATGTCATGGAAAAGTTTAAAGACTCTACCTCTAGTACAGGAAAGGGGTCTTACACACCAAATCCAAAACTTAATTTTTCACCTCCTAATTTTGTTAAATCTGCTACTGGTCTAGAAAAAATCTCAGACCTAAATATTTTTCACGAGGCTAGGAAATATCTAGAACAAAGAGGCATCAAAGATCTCGACTACTTCTACTACTGTCCAAAATTTAAAGAGTGGACTAACAAACAGAAGCAGACATTTGATACCCTCAGGCAGGATCATCCCCGCATCATCATTCCATTCAAAGACAAAGAAGGTAACCTTTTTGGATACCAAGGCAGATCACTAGCACGCCACGCTACACTTAGATATATCACGATCATGCTGGACGAGGAACAACCCAAGATCTTTGGACTGGATAGAATAGATACAAACAAATCAATTTACATTACAGAAGGACCTTTTGATGCTACGTTCATTAAAAACTCGGTTGCCATGGCTGGTTCCGATATTGATATTAGGACGTTTGGTTGGAGCGATTATATTTGGGTATTTGATAACGAACCACGCAATAGAGAAATCGTCAACAAAATCTCCAAAGTCATTGACAGAGGAGATAAGGTAGTCATTTGGCCTAACAATATTCAGCAAAAGGACATAAACGACATGTCACTTGGTGGACATGATGTGCAAAAGATGGTAGAATCTAATGTATATCAAAAACTAGAAGCAAAACTTAAATTTAATAACTGGAAGAAAGTATGACAAACGGTCACGGAACCAAAGTACGCAAGCGAGATGGGTCTCTAACACCTCTCAATCTAGATAAGATTCATAAGGTAGTAGAAGAAGCATGTGAAGGATTAGGGGGCGGTGTGAGTGCCTCTCAAGTAGAGATGAACTCAGGTCTTCAATTCTTTGATGGAATATCTACTAATGACATTCAAGAAATACTAATCAGATCAGCGAGTGATCTCATTAGTTTAGAAACACCAAACTATCAGTTTGTAGCAGCAAGATTGTTGTTGTATTCTGTTTATAAACAGGTGTTTGGATCTGAATGGGTCAATGGATTCACCAGTGTTTATGATCATGCGTCAAGATGTGCTGATCTTGATGTATATGATAGAGATATTCTTGGTAAATATACAGAAGAAGAATGGAATGAAATTAATTCATGGATAGATCATGATAGAGACATGCTGTTTACCTATGCAGGACTCAGACAGGTCGTTGACAAATATCTTGTACAGGACAGAAGTTCTGGTGATGTCTATGAGACACCACAGTACATGTACATAATGATTGCTGTCACATTATTCCAAAACTATACAGAAAACAGATTAGATTACATAAAGAGATACTACGATGCCATTTCCAAACACAAGATCAACATACCAACTCCCATCATGGCTGGAGTTCGCACACCTCTTCGGCAGTTTGCGTCTTGTGTTCTGGTTGACGCTGACGACACCTTGGATAGTATTTTTACTTCTGATATGGCCATTGGTCGTTATGTCGCACAGCGTGCTGGTATCGGCATCAACGCAGGTAGGATCCGTGGGATCAACAGTAAAATCAGGGGTGGAGAAGTTCAACACACAGGTGTTGTACCGTTCCTCAAAAAGTTTGAAGCAACTGTCAGATGTTGCACTCAAAATGGCATTAGAGGTGGATCAGCGACTGTCCACTTCCCAATCTGGCACCAAGAAATAGAAGACATCTTAGTCTTGAAGAATAACAAAGGAACGGAGGACAATCGTGTCAGAAAACTTGACTACTCAATCCAAATCTCAAAACTCTTTTATGAAAGGTTTATCCAAGATAAGGAGATCTCGCTTTTTTCTCCCCATAGTGTTCCTAACTTGTTTGAGAGTTTTGGCACCCCTGACTTTGATGAGTTATATTGCCGTTACGAAAATGATGAATCAATCCCCAGAACCACAATCGGAGCTCAGGAATTGATAATGGATCTCCTCAAGGAGAGATCAGAGACAGGTCGTATCTATATCATGAATATTGATCACTGTAATGAACATTCATCATTCAAAGATAAAGTAAGTATGAGTAACCTATGTCAAGAGATTACTTTACCTACTGACCCCATCCAACATATTGATGCCATAGACGGTGAGATTGCACTCTGTATCCTATCTGCTATCAATGTAGGTAAGTTGACTAGGTTGGAAGAGTTAGAAGACCTCTGTGACCTTTCTGTAAGATCTCTAGAGGAGTTGATTGACTACCAAGATTATCCTGTAAGAGCTGCTGAAGTTGCCACATTGGGTCGTAGATCCCTTGGAGTGGGTTATATTGGTCTTGCTCATTATCTTGCTAAACATGGGTGGAAATATGACTCACAAGACGCCTGGGATGCGGTACACAGACTCACTGAGAGTTTCCAATATTATCTTTTGAAATCTTCAAATCAGATTGCAAAAGAGAAAGGTGCATGTGCTGATTTTTATAGTACAAAATACTCCGATGGAATTCTGCCAATTGATACATATAAGAACGATGTAGATGAAATTACACAGGTAGAATTAAAACATGATTGGGAATCTCTTAGAACATCTATCATGGAACACGGTCTCAGGCACTCAACACTGTCCGCACAGATGCCATCAGAAAGTAGTTCCGTTGTGTCAAACGCAACAAACGGAATTGAACCACCTAGAGATTACCTGTCCATTAAGAAGTCAAAGAAAGGGCCTCTTAAACAAGTGGTTCCGTCTTATGGATCTTTGAAAAATAACTATACTCTTCTTTGGGATATGAAGAGTAATGATGGATATATTAAAGTAGTTGCAGTGATGCAGAAGTTTTTTGACCAGGCTATCAGTGGAAACTGGAGTTACAATCCCAAAAATTATGAAGACAATGAAGTGCCTATTTCTGTGATGGCACAGGATCTTTTAACCACATACAAGTATGGTTGGAAGACCTCATACTATCAGAACACATATGATATGAAGAGTGACGAACCAGATGATGTAGAAGAAGTGAAACCACAATTAGAAAAACTATTCACAGAATTATCAGAGGAGGTAGAGTGTGACTCTTGCACCATCTAAACCTGACGGCATGACCGTCTTCAATAAAGAAGAAGTTGAAACTAAGAAACAACCCATGTTTTTTGGTAAGCCATTAGGTGTACAGAGGTATGATTCATTTAAGTATCCAGTATTTGATAGACTCACTACTCAGATGCTTGGATATTTCTGGAGACCAGAAGAGGTTTCATTACAGAAAGATAGATCAGACTATCAATCTTTACGTCCAGAACAGAAACACATCTTCACATCAAATCTAAAATACCAAATTCTTTTAGATTCTGTACAAGGTCGTGGGCCTGGAATGGCTTTTGCACCTTATTGTGCATTACCAGAGTTAGAATCTGCAATGAATGTATGGCAATTTATGGAGATGATACACTCCAAATCATATACATATATTATCAAGAATGTGTATCCCGACCCATCCGAAGTATTCGATACCATTCTCAATGATGAGAGAATTTTAGACCGAGCAAATTCAGTAACTCGGGCATACGATGAATTTATAAATGAAGCCCATCAATGGGATCAAAGTAATCTGTGGAAAGACGGATGGGAAAACTCACAAGCAAAGGATTTCGCATTACATGAACTCAAAAGAAAACTCTACAGAGCGGTTGCAAATGTTAACATACTTGAAGGAATTAGGTTCTATGTCTCCTTCGCTTGCTCGTTTGCATTTGGAGAGCTTAAACTTATGGAAGGATCAGCAAAAATTATATCCCTCATCAGTAGGGATGAAAACCAGCATCTAGTTCTCACTCAAAATATAATGAAGAACTGGATGAATGGAGATGATCCAGAGATGCAAGAGATTGCAAGAGAAGAAAGAAATAATGTAATAGGTATGTTTAAAAATGCCGTTGAAGAAGAGAAAGAATGGGCAGAGTATCTGTTCAGTGGTGGTTCTATGATTGGTTTGAATGACAAATTACTCAATCAATATGTTGAGTGGATTGCTAACAAAAGAATGAAAGCTCTTGGAATAGATCCTATCTATGATCAGCCATTGAGAAATAATCCATTGCCTTGGACACAACATTGGATATCCTCAAAGGGATTACAGGTTGCACCACAGGAAACAGAGGTTGAATCCTATGTTGTCGGTGGTATTAAACAAGATATGAAAAAGAATTCATTCAGCGGATTTAAACTATAGTCTAAATAATATAAAAGTAGTCCTGTAAAGAATGGCTAAACAATCGATTGGCGTTGGTTCCGCCAGTAATGATGGAACTGGTGACACCCTGAGACAGGGAGCCACAAAGGTCAATGCAAATTTTAATGAAATATACTCGGTCTTTGGTGACGCTAACAATCTAGTTAGTTTTGCCAAGACTTCTGGTATTAGTAGTGATTCCAATAAACTTGGAGGCCAATCTGCATCATTCTACACAAATTTAGATAACCTTACATCAGGTAGTGTATCTAACTCTCAACTTCCTGTTGAGATTTCTGGTAAACGATTCCAAGGACAACTAACAGGTGATGTTGTTGGTATAGTAACAGGTAGTCTTGTTGGTACGGCATCATCATCTGTTCGTTCTGCTCTCGCATATGGACTAACTGCAACGCCTGACATTACTGTTGGAGATATAACTGCTACTACTCTTACTGGTAATGTAGTTGGTGACATCACAGGAACTGCTGGGTATGCTCACACTGCTGGATTAGGAACCTATGCTTTTGTAGCGGGTCTTTCTACAGACTCTCAGAGGTCAGTCTATTCTCAACTCGCTGGTGTATCTACTGTATCTGGTTATGCAACCACTGCTGGTATCGCCACTCTTGCAGTCAACTCTCAAGGATTAATTGGAACACCCGATGTTGTTGTTGGTCTTATCACTGCAACAACTTTTAAGGGTGATGGATCTCAAATCACAGGAGTTGTTGCCTCATCTGCTGGTATTCTTATCAAAGATAATGATAGTAGTATTGGTATTGCTGCCACAGTAAACTTTGGATATGGTTCGACAGTATCGCCTTTATCTGCTGGTATTGTTACAGTAACTTCTGTTACCCAATACGATCAATTAGAAATTACTGGTGTCTCAACCTTTAGTGGAGACATCAAACCAAATGGAAATATTGTAGGTGATAATAACACAGTCATATCTGGTATTGCATCTGCTTATATAACTGATCTATATGGTAATCTAACTGGAGATGTTGTTAAGGCAAGTCAACCAAATATCACATCACTAGGATCTCTAACGACATTAAATGTGAGTGGTGATGTAAGTATCGGTGGAACATTAACATACGAAGACGTAACTAATATTGATTCTGTTGGTCTGATTACTGCAAGGTCTGGTATAGTTGCTACTGGTGTCGTAACTGCGACATCATTTAGTGGGCCTTTAGCTGGAAATGCAGACACTGCCACCTCAGCTGGAACTGCAACCACTGCCTCAAATGCAAATCTAATCGCAGTCGTTGACGAATCTACAGACACAACATGTAGTGTCTTATATTCTGGATCTCCAACAGGTTATATTGCTGCGAAAACAGGAAGTAATCTAACCTTTGATTCTGTAACAGGAACTTTGAAACCCACAAACTTAGACGTAACTGGCATCTCAACTGTTTCTATTTTTAATGCAACAGGCATATCTACATTTGATGCCAATATCAGAGTATCTGGAAACAACGATATAACATTAGGAAACACTCTCAGAATAATAGGATCTAATGGTGGCAATACTTTTATAGACAATACAAATGGTGGATTTTATCTAGGAAATCTTAATGACAGTGTGTTTGAAATTTATAATCAAGGCAATCTTAGTTTAAAAACAAACATAACTGAACAGGCAATACTATGTACTAAGAATGGATCAGTTGCCCTATACCATGACGGTGGAAATAAAAAATTAGAAACTACAAGTAGTGGCGCAAAAGTGACAGGAATATTAACTGCTACTACATTCAGTGGGTCTGGAGCGAATCTTTCTAATATACCAGGCTCTGCTATCACTGGCCTTGATGCTAGACCAAACTTTCAGACGGCAGAATACACTGCAAGAACTACTTTTACTTTTACTCAAAATTATACAGCAGTGCCTAATCTGTCTTGTGTTATTACTCCTTCGAGTTCAAATAGTAAGATTCTCGTACAGGTTATGGTAATGGGATGGGCACAAGGCGGTAAATATGATGCTGTGTGGGGAGTCCGAAGAGCAATATCTGGTGGGTCTTCAACCGATATAGGTTATTCAGCTGATGGTCTCAGGCAAGGAACTATGTATTGTGAAACTGACACTACTCAATACTATCAGATGCATTGTCACCAGTTCTGGTATGTGGATACTCCTAACACGACAGCTGCAATAACATATACTCCAATAGTTAGAAATGGATATACTGGTGGATCTGGAACTTTCTATTATAACAGGGATTTTGGATATTATAATTATCAAAGTTATAGAGTAGGTGGTAGTAGAATGACCGTAATGGAGGTACAACCCTAATGAATTACAATCACGAAGCAATCCGTGCAGCATATCCAGATAAAAATCTATTAATCATCGATGATATTGGCATATTTGATAGAGATATCAGTGACACTACACCGTTTGAAATTGATCAAGCGTTAGTAGATGCAGCTGCAGTCACAACAGACAAAGAAAAACAGAACGCTTACCATAAGTACATGCGTGAACAAGAGTTTCGTGCAGTCACAGACCCAATGTATTTCAAAGTGCAAAGAGGAGAGATATCACAGGCAGACTATGACTCAAAGGTTGCAGAAATAAGAGCAAAGTATCCGTATATATAATAGGATAATAATATTTTACTATGGCAGACACAAAGACTCCTCCCAAAGAGGATAAGCCAAAAGGTCTAATTGGTAAATTAAAAGAAGCTGCGGAAGACAAAGAAGAGCAGATGATGATCCTGAGTACATTTGTACGGCTAGGCATCTTGGTCTGGAGTGGTGCGATATTAACTCTCGCATACGTCGAATTGCCACCAGCTCTTAAAATACCAAAACAAGATCTTGATCCAACTTTCATAGCATCTGTCTTTACTGGCGTGCTAGCAACTTTCGGCGTTCAAGCTGGAAAGAGTAAGAGTAATGGTGGATCTAGTGGTGGTGCAAACATATCTAAAAAAGATATGGAGATCCTCATTGAGAAGGCATCTCAGACTGCCCCTGCACAGGTAGTTCGTATAGAACAGGCTCCTGTAAAAATTATCCCTGATCAAAAATAATCATGTTACAGAAAATCGTAAATGGAATCGCTATTGCTAGTGGTGTTATATCTCTCACCGTCGTTGGTACTGTTGGGTATGTATTCATACGCAAGGATGCGATTATCGAAAACGTCAAAGGCAAGATAATGGAATCTGTAATGCCAGGCGGAATGAGTGGAATACTCGGCGAAGGAGCTGGTACTGGAGCTCTTGAAGGTCTAGCTGGAGGTGGTTTAGGTTTACCAGCACCTTCTGACCCAACACCTACAGAACCAATGTCACCCATACCATTAGGTTTCTAATGCTCAAGGTATGTAATGAGTGCGGTGCTACTTGGATTGATGGTCAATTATATTGGCGTGAATCTGGAAAAGAAGCCTGCCCTCATGATCTTGCAGGGTTGGTGTGTAATGTGATCGAAGATCCTGATTGCATTAACCCCTGTCTAGGTTCTACCAGTGGTGCAACATGGCAACATTATCAGAATGAACTTGAAAGATACAAGGATGATGAGTAATGGACATTCAAAAAATTCTTAGTTATGGAAGTGCTGCGGCAGTTGTAGGAACTGGTGCAGTAGTAGGTGGTGGTGCAGTGGTTGATAATCTCACAGATGGGCCTGCAAAGAGACAAGAAATACAACTACAACAAATAAAAGAATTAGTTGCAGAAGAAGTATATACTCAATTAAAAGACGCATGGCCACAGACATCTGGCCCTGTAAAGGGTTTGAGGTTGCCCGATGCCGCCAAATAATATACCACAGATATATGTTAACAGTACTGGTGGACTGAGATATCTTAGTCCGATAGAAACTGGCACGGTAACTATTGCAAATATAAACACACCTTGGATGAGAACTGCTCCACAGGCAATTCCTTGGACACCTCCTGTCACAGTAAACATAGGAGTTCCTGTTGTAGAGATGCCAGGATGTGTCAAGATACATAAAGAAAATGCAAAGAATCCAAGTAATAAAAGTAGTACCCTCGTAAATGATGACCCTAATCAGAATGTTGTTTTGTGTGATGGTGGTATGCCATACTATGAACCACCCGATTATCGTGCTGACGAGCTTACTTGGCAGACTGTTTATGGGGAACCAGAAGAACAGGTTAGTGGTGTAGACACAGGTGAACCTTTAGGCCCTCCTGAGGCAGACGTTGAACCACCTAAAACTCCAAATGAAGAGAAAGAAGTTCCTTGCCCAGGCCCTGCAAACTTAAGAGTTGGTGACATAACTCAGGCTGGTGACGAGAGAGTGGTTGGTCATCAGTTGATACCTGATCCGAACAACCCTAAAGTAAATATTTGTGAGACATTATATGAACCTACCACTGCTGTTGAGAAATTTCTGCCTTCTGTAAATCAGACCACCACTACAGTTGCAATCGCAGTTGTGGCTACGGCTGGTGCAGCTGCAACACCGTTATTACTTAGAGTATTCAAACCTATAATTACAAAAATTTATAAAACAATACAACAAAAACTCGGTAAAAAAGAGGCAAGACTATCTCGTAACGACATCATAGCGAATGAGTATCGTGCAAAGAGAGGCTTACCTCCTATTAAAGTTAAGGGATCGAAATAGTTTTTAAACTAGAAGCATCCCCATTAGGTTTTGGATTGTTTCTATTACTTGGTGGTACGAATGTTGGTTGAGGAGTTGTGTGTTCGTGAGGAAGTAACTTACCGCCTGGGTTTGTAACTACGATGTCGGCACATATAGAGTAGTAAGGTGACTTGGGATGGAACATGATGCCAGCCTTCATCAGTTCGCCACAGTTTTTAAGACGAGCCAATTCAAAGTCTAATCTCTTGTTGGCCACAAGTTGTGTTTGCATGGCGTTCTGTGCATCTGCTGCCTCCATACATTGTTTCTGTAGTTTCTTATTCAATGGTATAGAGATAGTAGCAGACAAACCTAAGTTCAAACTTTGATTGGCATGGTAGTCAGTCCGAACAGGTTTGTTCCATATGACACTGCCTGGATTATCTGGTTTACCATCAGGGCCATCTACATCTACAACTATATCCATATCTTCACCGTCTGGGAACCACCTAGTTCCATCTGCCTTAGTCCTTGTGTCATACCATGACTCCCAAGGGTAGTTTTTTACTGTAATAGTTTGTTGTGTTGTACGACCAGTGAAGTCGGTCATATCATATTGTGGTTCGTTATAAAAATCTATCCAAGGATCTTTCCTTGAATCTGCAAATTGTAAGTACGGTGTTATGTTCATGGTAGCACCTTGACATTGCACACCATTTCCGTAAGTATTGGTTATATATGGCCCTTGTAGCACCTGTATAGCTTGATTCGTAACCGAGCCAGAACTATTTGCTATTGGATTGGCTGTTGCACTCACACCCCCTACATTCTCCGCCAGTGTGGCAGGGACAATCGCAAGGTTGGATAGTAAGCATAGTCCTATTGGGTAAAGGTTGAAGTTGTGTCTGTGACTGAATTTATGGTGGTTACGCGCTGGATTATTGTCTGGTTGGTCATGCCTGGCCCTTGATAACTTTGCGTAAATTGGAACGCTCCGCCTGGATTTGTTATCGTGAAGTTTGTTGGGCTTGAAAAGTCTAAAGAGTCGAACGAACTTGTTACGGTTCCTGTTACCATTACTCCTCCTGTGGAGCTGTTGGAACTGCTTGGTGTCACGTTCACTGTTGATGTACTTACTGGTGGGTTCAAAGCCTCTCCATTGTTGGAAACGTTTGTGCCCGTCACGGAATACTCCCATCCTGTCCTCATATCAATTGAATTTATGGTCTCCGTCACGGTGGATTGGGTTTCCGTTCGGGAAGTCATAGAGCCTTGTTGGAAATTTGGCACCACTGGCACTGCCATCACTGGACTAGCCAGAGAAAACAGTGCTACTGTAGCGACAAGTTTCTTCATTATTATATATCACGCTCAATCTATGGAGATTTCAGACACAAATTGGCCAGTAGCCGATGTACCCGCCCCGCCAGCTGTTAGTGTCATAACACCCGCTGATGTAATTGTACCAGCAAGAGTTCCTGCCACACCACCACTTTGAGTGATTACACTACCATAAGCAGGCATGTCAGCAACGACTCCAGCAGATACGTCAACACCAGTTCCGATTGGATTTACTGCGTCGCCTAAAATGAATGACTCTGTTAAGCTGAAGGCAGAGCCAGCAGTTGTAACTGAGTATGAACCTTGAGTCTGACTAGCAGCTGCAGTTGTGATAGTATCTCCAGCAGACTTTGTTAGTCCACCCATAGTACCAGCGGTGATATTGTTACCACTTACAGTATAGGTTGAGCCAATCCTTGTAGCCTGAGTTGCTGCACTGTCTACAGAAAGTTGTGTACTCGTAGTCAATCTATGTGTTAAATCGGCCCTCGCTGCCATGGGAGCCGCCATCAAAAGCATAATTATAGGTAAAAATCTTTTCATGTGATTTCCCACTATTTTTCTAGCCGTATTTATACTTACTTAGTTTTGAGAAAATGTTAGTGTAAATCTGTTTAAGTCTATGACTACCTTGGTTAATCTCTGTCCATTTGACTCACTATGGCCTGCTGATGATACCACTACTCCAGGCGCTACTTTAAAGTTTGTAAAAGAAGTCGCATATCCAGTGTTTATGAATCCATGGCCAGGTACATTTGGTGTATCTCTTTCTAATGTCATAGTTCCACCTTCATATCCACTTGCACTTATGACTACTGGTTGTGCTCCCACCTCAGCGTACCATGTTCCTCTCATATCTAATTCAATTTGATTCTCTGGAATACCGCCAGGTAATGTTTTGATTGCATCCACATCAATGTATATACCTTCATATCCTACAGTATCATCTGCATTATCTCCACCCCATTTCATATAGGTGATTGATCCACCAGCGTCTATAATCTGTGGTAATCTATTTGTACCTACCACCTGTCCTGCCAAGGCAGTGGGTCTTAAAAATTCTGCTCTAACATCAAAGTCTTTTCCGTCAGTCCAGTTCCAATAAAACTGTATATAATTACAGGCTTCTACTGCTGGATCAAAAACAGATCCTCTTGATTTTCCAATTCCAAATGCTAATGGCATGATATTAACTAGGGATTACAAATGAACCTTTCATACTGGCATGTGACGGCACAGTGCATTGATATTCATAATTGCCTGGTGCATCATGTGGAATTGTAAATATCTGTACTCCGTTCTGTGCTCCGCTGACATATGTTCCTACACCTGTAGTTGTTCCTGTAAATTGAATACGGAATGGATGTGAACCACCAGTAGAGTTCTCAAACATATATGTGAAACCTCTCATTAAGTAAAGAGTAGGATTCGCCACAGTGTTTCTTTGTCCAGGCCCTGCCATACTGTATGAAGAAGAACCGTTTGCAGTAATATAATATCTTGTACAGAATCCTCTACCAGTTCCGTTTGCAGTAATCAGATCAGTAACAAAACTACCAGCAGTTACAATCCCAACAACATCTACAGTATCAAAAGTACTGTTCGCAGGGACAGAGGCGTCAGAGATAGTAATTGTTTTTTCTGCTCCAGTACCAGTTGCAGCGACAGAACTTCCAACAAAGTTTAGTGTGGTTGCAGTTGTTGATAATGGAGTTCCCTCATCCTCAACAGTGATACCACCACCACTTCCACCTACTTGATAGTTTACGATGTTAGCGGTAGAGATACCAGTTATATTTGCTCCGTTACCAGCAAATGATGTTGCTGTAATAACTCCTGTGACTGTAGTGTTGGTCTGGATTGCAACTTGACCAGCTTTTAAATTTAGGTCGCCGTTACTCTCTATAGTTGGGTCGCCACTTGCTCCAACTATATTAAGATCCTTTACACCGAACGATTTTTCTGCCATTGCGCTAGTCTTTTTTAGTATTTATTAAGAGAACTTTATCTCAACTCCACCACTAAACTTTAAGTTGGGTGAGTTTGTGATTCTGATCTCAGGTTTCTGTGGTTCGTTAGGTGAACCAGTGGGAGCATCCCAGATAACAACAGGGCCCTGTCCATATTGATGTATTGCATACATATCTTCCCATGCCTGTGTTGTTGCAGTGAAAGATGTGATATCATCACCATAGTAAAATCTAGATGGATCTTGTGTGCCACATTGATTTTTCAACCAATCCTTGATTTCTCTCCAAGTCCAGTCTCTATTATATTGAAGTTTAGTAGTGATCCATCCAGCAACTGTAGGACATGCAGAACTGGTGCCACCAAAATCAATATCATATGGAGTCAATGTTAATCCACTATATGTTTCTGGGTGAACATATGTCTGAGATGTATTTTCTCCATCTGCTGTGAGTGTATCATCAGCAGCACCATAAACATCAATGCCT